GGAATTGTATATTTCGATTGGTTCATAATTAATACTCAAATCCAAAGAAGCAGAAGAATCGTCTATTGAACAAATCAGATAATTGCCTATTTCCGAATCTATACTCGAATTGTTTTTCGTATTTGTATCTCTAGCCTTGAGGGTGGAAATAATTTGTGAATCTAAAAATTCGATTCTATAACCATACACATAAAGTACATTTCCACCTTTTCCTACCGTCAATCCCAATCTCGATTTTGGATTTATATTTCCATAGAAATCAACTATTTGGTTTGAACTGTAAAGTCCGTTGTGGTAATCCGAATCTAAATCATTTACATTTTTTAACAGTTCATTAGACTTTAAAGGAATTGGTGAGAGATAGTAATTACCCGATTCTTCATAAGTTCTTCTTGCTAAAACTTTTGCTAATTCGGAATACTGAGTCATTTCAGTTCCATATATTCTACCATCTCTTATCTTTGCTACTTCTATAATATCTCTACCCAAATTTTTATGTGAATCAAAAGATTCTAAACTGAGAGATAAAACGATCTGATAACGATTGGCTCCCGGTGCGGATTCGTTTGGAGTGCCAACAGAATTGTCATTAAGAGATGGGTCTTGGTTAGAAGACACTTCATTCTCAATAATGTTGTAAACGACTCTTCGATACGGTGTTTGGGAATAAGTGGAAACGTTTATAGACTCCTTTGGAACATGAACGAAACATCCTTTCACAAAATAAATTGCCTGTTCAATCGAAAGACGAGTACCAAAACCAGTTGGATAAATTCCATCATTTAAGCTTAATGTTTTGAAAGAAAAAGTGTTATCTTCTGCAATAAGAACTTCATCTGGTGAAAAGCCTTTTACCAAACCATCATTGGATGAGTTTGGTGTTCCTCCAGAATTCAAATATCTTATTTGTAAGGTAAGAGGATATTTTATTGATGATGACCCATCTAAAGATTCGTAAACTGGTGGTATTACATCAACGATTTCTGCTCTCAAATTTCCTGAATCATTAACAGATGATCCTCCCAGAGTTCCTCTTATGATTTTTCCAATGGCTATGTATTTACCATTATCATCTTGTTGAAGATAAGAACTTATTCCATTATCAACATCTCCCTCTACTGAAAAATTCAAATAGTTACTTTCAACTTTAACATAAGGAACCGAATTATTTACAGAAACTTCACCACCTAAAACTTTTGAATTTTCTTTATAAATGCTCGATCCAAATCGGTCAATTTGTGCTTGGATTGATGTTTGGAGTTGGTTTAATTCTCTTGCTTGAACCGAGTATCCCGGACGAAAGAGAATACGCATATAATTATTTCTTTCATCAAAATCATCATAATATGGATACTTATTAAAGGTAGTGATGCTCATATTTTATATTTATATTAGAATTCAACAACAAAACGAACTTGCTCGATTTGATTTGGGTTTCTTGTAATGGGTGATCTATTTTCGAGGAAAAGAATGTTTCCGGTAAAATGGACGTATTCAGGATCGGTAACAGAAACTATCGAACCGAATGGATCAACGGAATTTTCTAAATACAAATCGGAGTAAACCGAATCGTCAAAATCAACATAAATCGTATCATTAGTTCGATGGACTCTCAATTCAACAGTTACGCCAGAAGAATCATTACTGAGTGTTTCTACACCATCAATAAATGCGATTTTGCTTCCATCAGCATCATATATGTATTGGAGATTATTGATAGAATTGACAGTGTTACTCAGCACCACATTTAAAGTTATACATCCATTTAAATTGTCCGATAAATTGGAAGTTGATAGATTTAATTGTGGGTTTTCGATAAGTCCCAATTGCCTATAAACAGTGTCAATTTTAACGTCTGTATCGAATTCATTGTTAAAAAATTCAGAACTTACACACACAAAATATGAACCTAATTCTTCTACTGGATTTGATCCATGACCATTAGGTGGTGAAATGATGGGAAATATCGAAGCACCTGCTCCTCCTCCAATATCAGTAACAATACTATTGGCATAATGATAACCAGAACCTTCTCCGATAATGTCTCCTGAAGTATCTTCTTCAACTTCAACGGTTATGATCCTTCCATTAGAATTGGTGTAAATGGATGCGGATGCTGAAGTTCCATCACCATATATGGATAAAATTGTGTTACTACTATAATTCAATCCCCCATTTGAAACAATGTAAGAATAAATTCTACCATCAAGTGATAAGGATGCTTCTTGAATATCAGCATTTAATTTTTCGGTTTCGGTCAATTGGGTGTAAGTGACGCTGGGATTGTAATATCGAATTGGCATATAATCAAAGGTAAGAAACTTCATATCCAATTCTGAGAGTTTGTACATAAACTTCCAAATGTATCCATCATCATATTGTTTAGGGTCTTCGGACAAGTCGATTGTTCCAAAAACATTATATGGAGGAATGTGATTCGGTTCTTCGGTGGATTGAATTCTCTCACCCGTTGTGCGATTAACTGGTGTTCTTAGGCACTTGTAAATCGCATATTCAGAATTCATTACATAAAAATCCTTTTCCCAAATTTCAGCATCTTTATCATCCCATTGATCGTAAACTTTGTATGGTGTCCAATTTTTTCTTGGAATAACGTGACAAATGTTTTGTGGAGTTACTCTCTTGAGAGCAATTATGTCTCTATCAGCAGTAAAATAATCGAACTGATAATCGTTAGAAGATATTGGTGTATTTTCAAATGTTTCATTAAGCCAAGGCTGTGATCTGCCAAAAAAAGCATAGATTAAATTATCTTCATTTTGAATACTATTAACAAAACTTTTTGCACTGAGGGTTTTAAAATTTGTGGTTGCGATAGTTGACATGATTACTATATTGTTTTGTCGATTGTTAGAAGAGTGGAATCAATTGTGTAACTTGTACTATTTATATTAAATGATGATTAATTTTGAGTTGTATTTATATCTGTGTATGCAATTCTATTTATGGTTTTAATTTCGTTTTGAATAAAATTATCAAAAAGATATTGCTGAATATTATTTCCAATGTAGAATTTGTAGTCTTCGAGTAATTTAAATCCTCTACCATATTCGTAATCGTCATAAGGTTTAAGATATTGAATATAAGTCACGGTTCCGACATCACCACCACTTTCATTAAGAAGTGGTTCATCTATATCAAATGTTTCGTTACCGTAAGATTGGTTAAAAATAGAAATGTAAACATCGTTACCATCAATTTTTTCAATGATTCCGGTCATACCATTTGAATCTTGAGATACGGTATCGCCAACATTCAAATCAACAACGGTATTATCCAACGTTAAGATAATTGTAGTTCCTCTTTTCCAATCATCAACATAGGGTTGCGATTGTGGCATTCCATACGAACCAAAAATCGAATGATCTCCAGAAGAATCTCTATTGACCAATTCAATCATTTCCAAAAGTTCTCCAAAGTAAATAAATCCTGCTGGATGAACCAAACGATTGAATGTGTTTTTCCACAAATTTAATTGTTTTCTAATTCGAATCACATAAGAATATTCTTGATAGTATTTTGAGTTTCTCATTTTCTTAATATCAGAGAGAAATCCATTTCTATTTTCATATCTTATTCCATTCCATTGACCCGAAGAAAGAACGAGAATGTCTACTCTTGGATAATATATTTCAACATCCTCAGAAAATACAATTCGAAAAAACAATTCAATTGAGTCAACTGATCCTTTGGTGACATACCAAGGGATGAGTTTTTTGAAAAGTTTGATACGATCAACGGTAAAAACATCAGGAATCGAAACTGCAACTTCTTTCTGTATTTCATCCAAATACCTATCAATCGTTATGTCAATATCTCGATACATGTTCAAAGATATCCCGATTGACCAATTGTCGCAGATTCATCAATCGTTGTATTCATGTAATCATAATATGCCCGAAGAAACTTGAGCATGTTGTCGGCAGAGATGCGAAGATATTCAGGAATCAAAAAACCTGCTCTTGCTGGTTCTTTGGTTTTCTTGGATAATCTCGCAACTGATTCAATGATTGCCATTATCTGAATCTTGGAGTCGTATTATAATTTTCTGCTCTTGATGAACCAGAAGTAGCAATCGTATCTATTTCACCATCAATTGTAAGCTGAGTCAAATCTATGTCGATTAACTGATTACGAAGGGGTGCAATGTTGTACGAATTTGGTAAAGCGTTAATTTTGACTCCTCTCAAGTCACTCAAAAAGAAGTTGTTGAATATCAATTTTCCTTCTCTTGGATTTAGTTGACCGATAGGATCATTGCCCTTCACGATTGAACCATTTTGATTCGAGTATAAGTAAACATTTCTTATTCCATTAAATTCACCTATTTCATCAAGAAAATATGATATAAAACCGTTATGAATAAACTTTGAAGATTCTATAATCGGATTTCTTTCTGATGGAACATATAGTGGACCAGCAAAATTGACTTCGTAATAATTAGTATTTGTGAATTCCAAAGACAGTGTTTTTTG